ACGGCTGATGCATTTGATGTAGTTACTAGCTTGCCCACATCGCTACCGACTAGCGTATAAGTAGTGCCAGTCTGTGCGTTAAATGAAAGTGTGGTGTCATCTTGTTCAGTCCATGTAAAGTCCATGTCTGTATTTGATGCCTTCGATAGCACCTGGCCAGTAGTGCCGCCTTTAAGATCGACCATCGATGTATCAACGCCGCCCAAAGCCGTGCGAATTGCGGCCGCGCCGTCTTTGACCAAATCGGTGTCTGAGGGAACAGTCCACCCAAAGTTTGTAGTCGTAGTTGCCATGCTGTCTCCTTATGCCACGATAATGGCTTGATTCCACTCTAGTGTATTATTTAAGGTGTTCCATGTCTCAGTGACACTCACATCATCCCACTGCATCGACTGCAAGCTAAACGCGGTAGGTGACACATTGAGAGTTAAGTCAAGGCGGTTATATCCAGCCCTGAAAGTCCAGCCCTCTACAAAGCCTTCAAATCGGCCATCGACCATATTGGCTGGCAAGTCGGTTATATCTACGGCCATGCCCATGAATACGTTTAGAAGCGCATCACGATCTGTATCATCGATTTCAGAATTACCCAGGCTGAAAGTAATCGAGTCGAATACATCCTGCGGATAAGCTCTAATGCCTAGATAGAAGTTAGCCTGCAAAGTTGCATCCGCTGAATTATGTAGGGTTGTGGCGATGATGCTGGCCTGCGAGCCGTACTGGTCAATAGATGCTTGGTCGGTAGCTGTGGTATCGCCTGAGCGCCACTGAATTGTGACCTGATTACGCAAATCACCTAATCTGCGAATAGTCTTAATGCCAGCGGCAAGTGCATCATTAGCCGATAGCATCGTATAACCATTGGCCGCTAAATATTGGCTGCGGTGTGTTGAATCTGCATAGCCGATACGCCCTTGAGCATCCTCATAAATATAGCCAAGCCCTGATGTGGCCAGTGCCGATACCAGCGAATACATATCTGTGGCTTCTGATGATCGTGCCATAAGCTCATAATCGCCAGGTCTATCTATATCGCCCAGGCCTGAGTTTTCAGCATTTGCCCAAGTGGTCGCTGGGTCATAGGTAGCCCAGGTTAATGCTGCCGGTACGTCAGCCCAGGTGTTAAATAAAGCCTCGCTGAGAATTGTGTAAATCTGATTGCCGTCATAATCCTTTGAAAGTACGCCATCAGTAAGGGTTTTAGGCAGTTTAGCCAAAGCGCCTAGCGCAGTAATCTTGATTGACTCGTTAACGCCATTTGTGCCGGTCGATGTTACCTCTACCACCGAGTCGGTGATATTGCCGCCGAATATGTCCACATATGTGCCAGCTGAGTTTTTAACCCGGATACTAAGGCCATCATTTACATCGATGGTGATAGGTGTCAGATTGAGATTGATAATCTCGACTGTGGCATAACCTGCGCGGGGTTGGCTGTAGATATCGGTACGGCCTGAGACGATTGTAAGATTTGCCAGGGTTAGATTGGTGTACTCGACATTGTTGATATTTAACTGCCACTCAGGTGTCCACTGGGTCATAGTGTAAGCGCCGCAGCTCCTAGTGCGCCTCGACCATATGAACGGTTAAGTACATCAATGACTGTACGGGCTACGCCTTCAGGATCGCCAGCCACGCCGATATTGATAGTAGGTGCGACTGTTGTACCAGTCTGTACATATCCAGCGGGTGCGCCACCGATGGTAACTGTCGGTGTATATGTGGCCATTGATGCGGCGGCCTTAGATGCCGATGCAGCCGCTGATGATGTGCCTGATGTTGAGCCTGATACTGATGGGGTACTGACTGTTGGCAATTTAGGCACGGTCACTGATGGCACTGATGAGCTTGATACTGTAGGTGCTGAAATTGTTGGTTTAGATATTGTCGGTACGTTTGGCAGTAAAGGCACTGCGTTATAGGCGCGAATAAGGGCGTTAATGCCATCGATTGCCCCGCTGATAAGTCCGTTAATAACCTTGACCACGCCAGCGATTACATCGATCACGCCACTGGCAACCTTGCCTACTACCTGGAGCGCACCGCCTAATACTGTGCCGATGACTGGCGCAAGGTAGGTGGCAATATAGCCGCCGAATTCTTTAAAGGTATCCAGGTTATCGCCGATAGCATTTTTGATATACCCAAAGGCTTTAAGTAGGCCGTTAATAATTGGGGTGAAGGTGTTGACGATGATATTACCCAAAGTGGTAATCGCACCGCCGATGCCGCCCTTATCAAGTCCAAAGCCGCTAGACATCGCATTAATGGCAGGCAAGGCGATTTGGTTGATGAACTTCATCAGCTTTTCAAGAATAGGCAGTAAGGCAAATCCGATAGTCTCTTTAGCCTCATCAAATGCAATTTGCATACGAGCGATACGGCCTGAATAGGTATCTGCATTGGCCGCAGCTGCGCCGCCAAATAAATCTGTTAACTTCCCTTGCACGTCAGTAAATGACATAGTTTTAAGTTCAGCTGATGATAGGCCGATACCTAATTTGCCCAGGGATGCAGTGTTGCCGTCATAGGCTTTACCCAGCGCATTTGCCACTGTCTCCAAAGGCTTGCCTGTAGCTGTAGCGACATCGAGCGCGGTTTTAAGTAAATCCTGTGCCTGGGTTACGTCTCCAGTGGATCGTGCAAGTCTGCCCAGTGCTGGGCGTAATTCATCATCGGCTACGCCTGTGGCCAGCGATGTCTGCAAAATGAATTGCTCAGTAGCTGCGATAGCTTCTTTGGTTGCGCCTGTAGCGTTTTCTAGCGCCAGGGCTAACTGAGTCTGTGCCTTCTCATCAGCGATGGCGGCCTTAACGCCTTCCACGCCGATTTTGATTGCGTAAGCACCAGCGGCAGCGGCCGCAGCTGCAAGCGCAGCGCCGACCACTTTACCGGCCTTAGTCATCTTATCGCCAAAGGTATCTACGTCAGCCGTAGCCGCCTTCAGTGACTTATTGAGGTTATCGACATCACCCAGGATGGTGAGTTTTAGCGTTCTACTGCCTGCCATTAATCGAACCTCTTAACTATCTCAGAAAATCCTTCTTCCCATCGTTTGATGATTTCAGGCTGAACACTGCGCAAAGTTGGATAAATCCACCATCCACGCGAACCGCGACCCTCACGACCTGACCATACGGGGAACTGCTTAAACTTATTCGAGCCAAATTCTGCCCCGCCCCAAAGGTCACGTGTGGTTGCACCACCGCTGAATTTTTGCGCCGCGAACCCGTAGGAGATTTCGCCGAACTTGGATGATTTAGATACTTTTGAACCGTCAGCGATTCGAGTTGATACCTTTGGGATGGCTCTAGTTGCCCGTGCTGCACTCTTAACCTTATCCGATACGAACTCCGCAAGGGCATTGGATTTGGTTTTGGCTTGCGCCAGTGCTTCCTCATCCATAGCTTTAAAGGATCGAGCGATGGCACGTAATTCAGCTTTGTCATAACTGATGCCCTCACTTGCCATCGGCTCGCCTCTCTAATATCTCCAGTGCTGTAAGTACATCCTCAGCACTCACAAATTCGCTTGTCGGTAATCCTGTGGTGATTGCCAAATCCCAAAGAATTCGGCTCAGGCTTCCGACTGGGTAGCTTTTGGGTTTGCCTCGCCTACTTCGACATTTGCGACTGTCTCAGTCCAAATTTCGAGTGACTTCACTGGCTTACCAGCTGCCTCACGCTTCATAGCGTGATACGCCAAAAATACTAGGTCTGATAGGCCTATCTTTTCCTGCGCCTGGCTGATGATGTTGCCTGTGGCTTTTTCCCACTTTACCCACTCAGGTGGGGCTGCCACATAAGTGGCAACCTCGCCCGAATTGAACTCGATCGTAATTGGTAGTTTCATTTTTGCTCCCGCTGTCTAGTTCTAGCTAAATGTTTCGGTTGGTGTGCCCACGACTGTAAATGATAAATCTACTGTCTGTGCATCAGGTGCTGTACCGCCCACCGCTGGGAACACTGGCATTACGTTAAACGCAAAGACTGCGCCTGATACTGCCGTTAGTGATACCGCTAGTGTGGTGTTAGGTGCAGATTCGCAAGCTGTCCAAAGCGCTTCGCATAGCGATCCTGAAGCGCCCCAGTCGGCAAGCATTGACACGTCAAATGTCCATTGGTCATCGATGTGCTTGTATGCCTTGCCATCGAGTGTTTGATATGTCTCGATAGTAGGTGAGTTAGCGAGTGTTGCTGATGTCGCTTGTGCATCGTAGTTAGTGCTCGCGATCGTCAAAGTTAGATCGCGACCCGTGATGATCGTTGTTGGCACTTTTGCTCCTTAGTTTGTCTGTGTGTAGGTCGTGCTTACGTTGATGTCTGCGCAAAGCATGGTACTAGCGCCTACTTCAAGTGGGGTTGGCTTTTCTACATTACCAACCACATATCCTGCGGGGATGGCCGCAAGAATTCCCATTATGAGCTGCTCCAAGTTGTCCAGGGATGCAGGATTGCTGTTATATGACACGATTGCTGTAATCGTAAAATTTGCCTTGACTTTGATAGTCGCTTTGTTTATGAGTTGCTGCTCCAGGTAAGGCGAAGCTGGCACGATGACGATTGCCGGTGGGATTGGAGCTTCAGGCACTGATGGGTAACAGGTAGCCGCCAGCGATGTGAAGGCGTTAGCTAAAGTTGATCGTGTACCCGCTAGGGTTGAAGCTGTCATTTATTGACACACTGTCTCGACATCGAGGAACGGCATTAATAAAGTTGATACGCGGTTAGTCAAGCTGCGACCCATGCGGTATGGCGTGCTGGCAAAATCCACGCCTTCGATTTGGCCACCGGCTGCTACGCGTGACTGAAATACCTCGACTGATACTGCCAAAATCGCTGACTCGATTGCATCGTTGCCTGCATAAATCTCAGCGGCTGAATAGCCTGAAAGTGTGGCTGTGCCATTTGGGATGATGTCGCGCACTGTCACATCGGCATTTGTGATGGCAGCTGTAAAGTAATAAACCCGATTCATCGCATCGGTGTTGGTATGGATTTTTAGCACTGTGACTGTTGCGCTAAATGGCGCTGGCAGTCCGGCCACGATTACCGACTGACCAGCCACAAAATGATGTTCGCGCTGGGTGTAATAGGTAGCCACGTTGGATGACAATTTATAGGCATTGACGGCCGAAGTATTTGCCACCAGCATAGGCAAAATTACTGCCTCGCTAGTGTTGATTATTTCATTTAGGTATGCGTCATTGTAAAGGCTTGAACTCACGCCCAGCACTGATCGCAACTGTGCAGCTGTCACAATACTGGGCATGAGTCCATCCTCTCGTTCGGCTCGGCCAAGCGCGGGAGCGCACCTGGCCGATGATTAGTTATTAGGCCTTGTTAACCTTAAATGCGCCTGCGCCGATCTTGGTTGCGATTGCACCATAACCGTACATAGCGATTGAGATTTGACCTGTTGCTACTACATCTGCGCGAAGCTGATAAGTAGGTGACTCGTACCATGTGTACGCATCAGGGTTAACCACAAGGATTGAACCATCAGTATCTGTAGTTGCAGCTGTGTTAGCTGTTACGTAGAGGTCAAGTCCTGCGATGTTGCCGCGGATTGAGTCAGGGCGAACTACGCCGCCTGCGTTCTGTGGCTGTGAAGCGTTATAGATTGGTCGGCCTGAGTCGTTGAGTGACATCACATTTGACCACTGGGATGTGTTCATAATGATGTTCTTTGCAAAGCCCTGTGTGCCTGCATAAACTGAAGCTGCGCCGCGAGCGATAAAGCCGAGAAGCTCTGCCGCTGTTGGGTATGTTGTGATTGTTGTACCGTCAGCTGAAGCGCCAGCGATAAGTGCTGCGTTAACCGCAGTATCTGTGACCTTAGCGTATTGCGCGGCCAAATTTTTCATCAATTCGTCAATAAAGAGTGGGGATGAACGATCGAAAAGCTCTACTGAGAATGTCTGAGCGCCAGCGTACTTAGCCACTGATACTGAAAGAAATTCTGAGTTCTGATCAACGTTTTCGATTGTGCCGCCTTCTGATTCCACTGTTACACCTGGAAGCTGTGTAATCTTTGGAATTTCAAAGCTCATGCCAGCATCAGGCAAAGTGCCGCGGCTGATTGCATCGATGTTTGAACGTGTTGAGTTTGCGAGTCCGTTAATCACGGTTGAAAGCTGGCGTGTGGGAATTAGGCCTGCGTTATCTGTGGTATCTGCCGCTGCGGCTACGTATGCGCGAGCTTCATCTGATCCCAGTGCTGCCTTGATTGTCATTTCCAAATGCTTTGGAGCTGAGAAGTCCAGGCGTGGCTTTGTATATGCAACTGCGTGTGCAGATGCTGTGACTGACTTTGCGGCTTCTACCGACTCTACGGCTTCCGCGTTTGTGACGGTGTTATCCACTTCGTCTCCTTCTGTTGTGGGTGTATTTTCTGCATCCTCGGTGGATTCAGAAACTTCATCATCGGCTTCAGTAGCCGCTACGCGCTCTACGCGTGCTGCATCAAATGCCGGGTTATGTGTGAGTGCAACGCCTACAAGCTGCGCCTGGCTAACTACCATTGTGCCATCCTCGTTATATTCAAATTCTGTTGCTTCAGCTTCAACTGAGAAGCCATCGCGTAGTCCATCCATCGCTTCTACAAGTGCATCGTTACCAGCTGATGTTTGACTAATTTTAAAGGTAGCGTTCATGCCGCTGTTATCTGATGACATATCGATGCTGCGACCGATTGGGCGCGCTGAGTCATGTTCGAGATTTAACTTCACTGATGCAGGTGTAATCGATCCTGCCTTAAATAGCACCTTACCCGTAGATGCATTTGCAGCTACGTCAAAGGCAACGATTTGGCCGGTGATTGTGCGCGATTCTGAATCTGCCGCAGTGATGCGCATAGGTGTTGTGATTTTCATAGGAGTAAATCCTCTTCCTCTCTAATTTCCTCGACCGACATAGCGCCGATGCGATTGAGAATTTCATAAACCTGCGCACGCTCCAACGGATTGCCACGCAAGAAGTCATCGACATCAAATTTGACATCAGTACCAGCTGGCACAAAGTCTGCAAAACTCATGCGCTGTTCAATTACAGTCATGTAATTTCTAAAAGCAAAGTCCACGAGGTCGCGCCTTTTGTCTAAGGCGTTGGAGTACGTAAAGGTGCTTTGCTGTGCATCTACAAAGTAGGCAGGCACACCAGTAGCGCGTGCAAGTTCTAGCGCCACATAATTACGTGCTTCATTTAACTGGATGCTTTTAGGGTCAAATCCCAAAGTCTCTAGTGTTACATCAGCATTTAAAAACGCTGTAGATTTATTTGCACGTGCTGTACGCCAGGATGAAAGTAGTTTAGATACACGATCAGCCGGTAACGATGTACCGTTTGACTTCATTACCATTTGAGGGATTGGCTCTATCGCAAAGTTCATCGCCGCTTTTTCCAAAGCTGCGGCGGCCTTGATTGTGCGGCCTGCGCGCGCTAATAGCCCTTCAGATTCTCCGGCGAATACCACTAGATTTTTTGGATCGACATAAACGCCATCGATTAAATATGCAGTTACTTCAGTGCCATTTGCATTTGTTTGAAGGCTTACGCGTTCAGGTGCGATGCGCTCCATAGCACGGATACGCCCCGTGTCTGCATACCGCTCAGTTGCATATGCATATGCTGTTGGATGAAAAAATAAATCTGAAATTAGCCAAGCCCAAAATACTGAACCTGCTATGCGAGTGTCAGGCTGATTAATAACTC